CACGATTACATCGGGAGAAATTCCCAATGCTTTTGCCTTTGCTTGCATCGTCTCAATAAATGAAACGACGGTAGTGTCCTCGAACCATCCCTTTGCTGCCGTAACCATTGCAGCGGTATTCATAGGGAAGGTGACGAGGGAATATTCAAATAGTTTTAATTCTTTTAGACGACGAACATTGGGACGATCCTTATCAGGGAGTGCTTTGATAACAGAGTAGCCGATAGAAAGGCCCATTTTAGCACCGACTTCTAAGGCCTGTTTAGCAATCTCGTAACGATCTTTGCCCAATTGAGTGTTTAGATTGATCTGCCCTTCAACGAAAAGACCCTTGTCTGTCTCCTCGGCACGAACATTCCACCCAATTTGTTTTGATGGATCATGATCGGCGAGAATAGGGACTACACCTTTATTCTCTTGAAGGGTTTTTTTAAAAGCCCCTTGATCTACAACGTCATCTCCTAAATCAATGTTACCGAATGTCGAGGCAAAGCCCCTGATAATACCTTTTTTTGAATCTGCATCGTCGATCTTAAATGAAAATGTTTTAAATTCTGGCTTCATTTTTTGTAAAGCACCTTTCTTTCCTCACCATCAATCATCTCTGATTTAATGTGTAAGGATCTCTCGAAGACAACGGTCTTAGTCTTTCCATCAAGACGTATTTTTGCAACGAAGTTTTGGGAGTCACCGATGTTCATTCCTTGGACTTCAAAGGGAGTTAGAGTCACTTCGAACTCTCCTTTGGCATCGTTAATGATTTTTACATGACCATAGGAAAGCTTTTTAACAAGCGAGTCAGAGCCATACGGGAATGTTACTTCAATATCATCGGGAGATTTAAGTGCTTCGGTAGATCCGAATTGATTAAATACTCTCAGTTTCAACGCTTCCATTTAGGAACCCCTCTATGTAGTCGTCCTTAGACTCGCTAACAATTGACCCCGTGTAATAATTATCGTACTTCGGGGAGTATTCAGCAAGTAGCTGCTTGGTTATTTCTTCTGTTTTTGTTCTGTAGAAAGTTTCTGACGCTTTTGAGTACTCTTCTGAGTTCAAAACCTCGTATTGAGCTATGACAAAATCCATATCTGGCATCACGAGTTGCTTTGTTTCATAGAGACCGTTACGGATATGTTGTAACTCACCTTGAAAAATGATCTCAGAGGATGGAGAAAAGACGGTCACATTTATTTGAGCCTTTAAATTAGCGTCAAATAGTTGGACTACTAAAGGAATAATTGTGCCCGTATCAATCATTAAATCTTCCCCTGCTCTTTAGCTTTCTTCTCAACATAAGCCATAACAAGACCAAAGATTTGTGCTGCATCTGGATCAACAGCTAGTTGCTCAAACACGTTGATAGTATCAAGCACAATCTCAGGACCAATATCTCCACCGTCATTATACGGTAAAAGAGATGAATGAAGCATAGCTACACCGTTTACTCCCGTGGTTCCGACAGAGAATGAATGCACCCAGTATTTATCAAGAGTTTTTGCAGGAATAATAATTGGATCGGCTGTTATAGGCATGGCCATTTCTCCTTTGGGCAGACTTCCGTTGTTAGAAGGGCTTTAGCTTTAACAAAGCACCCACATAGTTTACACCTAAGATCATCTTTAAACTCGCACCCATCACAAATTGACAGTCGTAGTTTGTAGATTTCATCAGACACCTTGAGAGCCTCGCCATTAACAAAAGCGACGGAGGCACGAGCAGTCGCTTGGAATGCGTTGCTTGCGGCTTGTGCCCATGTGCATGACTTACAGTCACTCATAAGGCCATCTTCCTACGACGAGCCATTTCAGCTTGAAGATTCGCTAAATGTATTTTTAACGGAAGAATCTGGTCGATGAGATTCGCCTCATCCGTCATAAGTTCAAGCATCGTTGCTTCTTCCAATTTCTTTTGTTTCTTCTCAGGATTGAAAGTCGCAAGAACCTTCTCAGCATCCATGCTTCCTGCTTGAGTGCCGACAAGTTGACCTTCAACATAAGCCGCGAAAGTAGGGAAGGATTTAACGATTTTGCCAGTGATAGAATCAGGCTTTGCAGTCTTAAGATCATCTCCACATTTATAGAACATGATGTCATGTGCCATTGCTAATTCGTCCATAATGGGTTTCATAATGTCGCAATGCGAGCACCCCTTATCGACAAAGAAAAACACAAGCGCTTTGGGCGCTAATTTGATTTGTGACTCGAAACTTTTTTCATCAACTATTATTTTCATAAAAATCTTTTAACCCACTAATTTAAACATTCCAAGATTAGATTCTTTAAAGTCAACGTATTCCCTGCCGATGCAGTACCCCACTCAAACGTGACGCTAAGTGTTTGGCTTATTGTGGTGTTAAGCGTGACAAGCCCACCGCCACCCTCAATTAAACCGCTGCCATGTAACTCGAAGTAAGATCCGTTTGTTTGTACCGTGCCACTTGCGCCAACGGTGCGACAAACTAAAATTCCCTCAAATTGAAACTCGTCATTCGTGCCGTTTCCACTGGTTCCCGTAACTGTGCCGACGACTGTCGAGCCTAGCTTTATCTTGAGAGTTATCGTGGGGTTCCCAGTTGAGCTATGAATCCCATAGCCGCGAATCTTTAAACACTTGCCCACAGTGAGAAAATTTGCAGGCAATACTAATGAGCCGTAGCCCGTGTCAGAGATCGTAGTCTCAGTCACAGTGTTGACGACTTCCGTTGAATCAACCGTTTGAGCAAATAACACACCGCTTTGAGTTTGTTTTCTGCCGCCTAAGAAGTTAATTAAATAGCTCATCAGTAAATTTCCCAATTCACATTATTAGAGACTACGGTCATAGATTCGTCAGTGTTTAAAGTCAAAACGGAGCTCGCATTTCCGTCAATTGTTTGCCCTGAAGTTGTCGCGAGTGTCACCACCCCCGACCCGCGATTTTTCAATTTAAATTCTTTGCCATTATTTAACGCAGCACTTGGAAGCGTCAACGTCACACTATTCGCGGTGACTTTAACAATATCATCAATTGCTGTGAGAGTGTAATTAGCAGTCTTTTCAACGACTGATAAACCACGCTCAAGCGAGTGAGCATACCAACGAGATCCATTGTCATAACTGCCTGAGCACACCGCAGTAGTTCTGCCTGTGCAGACGTTTAAATCACCGTCCCATGAACATGAAGCAGCTTCGCAGGCCGTTTGATCGCCAAGAGTTGAGCACACCACAAGCCACACACAAGGCGACTGAGCCTCGCATGGTGATTGTGTTGTTAGCAAAGAACATGGGAAAGAAATATTTTGATTGTGAAGTAAAACCTTATCGCCTTTTTTTAGAAGATTTAAAGTTGTGTACTGGAAAACAGGCTCGCCACTTTGCCCTTGAATTGCAACAGTACCAGTATTTCCTACATGAAGAATCGAATAAATGCGTCCTGTGGTCCCACGAGATGCGTTGGCCGTTGTTGGGAGTGTGATTGTAACGCCTGACACCCATGCGCACCCTGCTTCAGCGGCACATGAACCACTTGTAACAATGTTTCCACAGTTTGCCGTACCGAGGCACCCTGCGCCGAAAGAACCAGAGCAAGTACCATCGTTATAATTGCCGTTACAAAGATTTCCAGTACACCCTACAAAATAAGTTCCAGCGCAAACTGAACCCTCATCATAAACTCCGTTACAAATGGAACCGCCGCCATCCCATGTACATCCAGTGTGAGAAGTCTCGCAAGTTGCCTGATCTGTCGCATCAAACGCATGACAATCGCCACCTGTCCAAGCACAAGTAGTGCCATCTCCTTGCCCCTCGCACGCGCCCTCAGCGCCACCGTTTGCTCCAGTACAGTCGCCAGTAATGTCTGATGTACAGCCTGATTCTCCATTACAAGTAGCAATTGTTGTGAAAGCAGGACATGTTGAAACATCCCATGTACATCCACCACCGAAAGTATCGTCTTGATTTTCACAGGTACTTTGATCCGTATTGTCGGCAGAGCTACAAGGCACTTCATCCCATACGCACCCTGCGCCTTGTGATGTACAAGTGCTAGAATCGGTTCCACTTCCTGATGTGCTACAAAGAGTACCCGTACTCCAACTACACCCGACGCCTGTATGCGCGTTGCAATTCCCCTCGGTCATATATGTGTTACAACCCGTAGGCGTGCCCTGACAGAAATTAGATTGTGATGGATCGACGTAAACAAAAGTCTCGTTCTCACCCATCGTGTAGCTTGAGCTTGTAACGAGCGAGCCACGAACAGCGAAGCTACCATACGTTGAGAGATAAGTCTGTGCTGTGGTATCTGCCGACCCTGCCGTAACCCGACCGCCGTTAAAGATCGACTGGTAATTATAAATACCTGATGAATAAACCTGCAAGATTTGTGACTGTGAACCGATGGAACTTCCAATGTAGAAATTATGGGTTGGATTCGATCCTGCAACTTTAAACTCAGATTGCCCCGTTCCATTAGATGACCATGAGGCGCGAGTCGTTCCACTAGTAGACATACCAATATGATTGGTACTTCCAGATGATCTAACATCAAGACTCAACAAAGTATCCACAGTTGATGAGTTGTCAGTCGAAACCAGTGCGTAAGAGTGCATCGTGAAAAGTGGCTTAGATGCGGCAAGTCCTAACGGATTCCAAGTTAATGCTGAAGTGTAGGCAGCGTTATTTACCGAATAACGAAGACGCCAGTTGCCATACCCAGTTGCGGCAGGAACGGCTTGCATATCCACTCGATAAGCAGCTTTAATGCTTGTGCTACTACCTGTTGACCATCCGTTGCCCTCCCAAGTCGTTGAAGGAGAATCAGAAAGTGAACTTGAAGAAGCAGCAGGCCTTTTATTTGCTAATACCTGATCTTTTGTCCAAGTATTTAAGTGCTGAGTAAGGTCTTTAACCTTTGGGTTAAAATCTCCAAAAATCATGCTACGTCCTGCGCACCTGAGAATAAAATATTAATAGTCTTAGCTGCTGTTACGTTTGATCCAGCTTTAACTTTCAAAGTTACTGGAGTGCCTACACTGCCAATAATATCCAAGATTTTATTGTTTGCGATGTCATTATTTAATTCCAAACCCCACTGGGTAGACTTCAAAAGCATAACAGTGGGTGCTGTGTTGGTATCACCTGAGCGTAATGGGATAGCAAAAGTACCAATAATATAATCAACCGCTCCGATGGTGGCGACGAGTTGAATATCTTTCGCACCAGTATCAGTCGATGTCACAAGAATCTGATTTATTCTAGTAGGAACCGTGAGTGTTGCAACAGTCTTCAAAACTGTTGTATCAGCAGGGAGCAATTGGATTGGTGCGCTCCAAGGTGTTTGATAAAATTTTGCAGCCATTTAAAAGCCTCCGAATTGTGTATAAGAAACTAAATCATCCGTTGCAGCCGTTCCATTTGAAGCAGCAGTAATTCTGCCCTTCGCATCCACTGTTATATTTGCCGTGGTGAAACTTCCTATGTTGGAATTTACAGTAGCAAGTGTCGCCACCTGTGAGCCAGATCCTGAAGGAGTTGTGACATCACCAGTTAATTGAGTGATGCCTGTATCGATTCCTGCGACATCTGCCCACTCAGTATTATAATCATCGCCATTTATTTTAGATAATACTTGTCCTGCGGTTCCACCAGTGGGAACGCCAATGCCATCATTGCCACGAAGTCCAGACGGTCCACGAATACCATCTTTTCCATTTTCTCCAACATCGCCTTTAGGTCCCTTGGGTCCACGGTCGCCCGTTTCTCCTTTATCACCCTTGCGATTTTTTGGTCCTAGAACAATGGCCATTACATGACCTCATATTCTGGGATTAGAGTCTTACCCTCGCGCGCGTACACGAGAACACATCTGCAATTGATTATCTGTTCAGCAGGGGCAGACCCATCACAAGGCCCGTCCATTGAGGCGTCTGGGTTGATGGTAAACTTTTCATTTAAGTTAACCCGTTGCCCGTTGGCACTACTATGATCAGCGTTAGCAGGATCGTCGCGCGTTCTGTCATCGTTTGTAGATACCCATTCTTTCATGAGATCAGGGATATCTAAGGATTTTGCTGCTTCAAGAGATCCGCTACTAGAGGCAATTGCCATTTCTGTTCTAGCAATAACTGATGCGCGTGAATTGGATACTGTTTCGAATTGCAATCTGATTTGTTTAGCGACCCATTGAGAGCCTTCACCTAATTCCTGAGACTCAAGAACAAACTCTTTGATAGCTCTACGGGCTTTCTTAATTGAAGTTCCCTCGATATGTTGGATAGCTTCAGCAGTACGCTTTTTAACAAAAGACTCAGTGAATTGATTAAATCTAGCAGAGCTTTTTACTTCATATTCTGGACCGAAGAACTTAGATCCATTGATAATTGGAGTGCCGAAGGTCACTATTCCTCGTCGAATGTACTTAGCAATTATTTTTTCAAGGTCTTTTGAGTCAGATAGAACCTTAATCGCCGCAAATTCCATAGTACGAGGATCAATATTTGATAAAACATTTTCTAATTTCTTTGCCTGATCTTCGAATTCTTCTTTAAGGTCGTGATAAAATCCTGACGATAATCTGTCTCGGATGTCGTTAGCCTGTCTAGCTGATTTTTGTTTTTCTTTTTGATTTACTAGGTTAATCTGAGAGAACTTATGGCTAGATTTTTCTTGATCTTCGGTATCATCGTCTGCTTCCCCTTCGCTATCATCTGTGGGGTCATCGGTGGATTCAATCTCTGGCTCAGTGCTTTCAGGCATATTGTTAAAGCCGATCTCAGTGATCGGAGTTTGCCCACTGGGAACAAGGAGGACATCTCCTCCCTCTATGGGCTCAAATCCCAACATGGTTCTTTTTTCATTGGTCGTGAGAAACCCCGCGCCTGATACTTGAACAAATCTCTCCCCACGTTTGACATCTAGTGCAGGGATGTCGTCCATATCATATTTTAATTCTAATCCTTCAGCTTTAAACATAGGCAAAAGCCAGTGGTTCAATTCATCTCGGATCATATCTAGCAAAGGAATTACTGTGTCTTCATAGAAAGACAAACGGGCTTCTTTGTAATTTGCATAGGTGGAATCACCTGGAATATTTAGAAGAATTGGAGGTACACCAAACGCTAAAGCTATATCTCGCGAAGCTCCCTGACGCCCCTGCATCCACTCCATATCGTGAGGAGAGAATCCCATTGAGCGCCAATCAACGCCACCCTCTAATAAAAGGATTCGTCCTGCGTTCTTTGATCCTGCAATCTTAGTTTCCATTTGCTTTTTAAGGTTATGGAATTGAGGATCAGAAAGACTACCCGAAGGATTTGAGTCAGTGGATTGAACAACCATAGCGCCAGATGGAGTGCCAGAGTTTTGAAGTAAAGAAAGATTCCATTTAGATGATTCGTTATGCTGATCTACTGAATAAGTAGCGGCTTCAATTGGAGACATACCATACCAAGGATCGGTAGGGTGGAATGATTTCATATGAAGGATACTAGATGCTCCTGAGATTTGATCGACAGGCCACGTTTTATCCCCTGCATTTGCCTTGAAAACAAACGCCGCAGGAAGACCTAAACGGCCTGCAATGATTTTCATTTTATCAGGACGTACAGGCCATAATTCGTAAGGGACTCCTTTGTCTCCAATCCTTACAGCTTCAACATAGGAATTTCCTGCAATGGAAAAATAAGCGACAAGTGCCTCAAAAAAAGCAGCACGTGATTGCATTGGATTTGGATTTTTTAATAGGTCGAGGATAGGATGCTTTTCAATTTCACGGTCGCCTTGATATAACTCCCAAGGAATAGATGCACAGGTTTTGGAAAGGATCGAAATGCATTTATAGGCAATTACGTTTGTTTGATATCCTTCCTGTGAAAAGGCTTCGTAGTTCTTTGGACTAGAAACGCATTGACCGATTTGATTTACTACTAGGACTTGTCTTGCCTCTGAATATTTGCGGCTGAATAATCTATCAAAAAAACCCATTAAACAAATCTCCTATAATTGCCTGATTCTAGGCTCTGCTTTCTTGAATGACAAATAATCGAGTGCCATAGAAGTCGTATCAACGGTGTCGTCATGCTCTGCGTTAGGGAATCTTTCATGTTCTAATAAAAAATCCTCTAACCACGGTGCTGACTCTGGGACGAAACATTTTCCTGCCTCAACGGTCGGAGTGACAGCTGATGCTCTTACTTCTTTATCTCTTTGTTTTGGATCGAAAGCAAGTATTGGAAGAGTAGTTTTTTGTCGTAGATTTTGAATGAGGCTAGACCCCGACGATTTGTCTTCGATCATAATCGCGTTTGGTCTAAACTTCTCATACATATTTTTGACGGCCTGCTCTAACTGAGGAGCCTCTACTTTGTTCCGCCAAATGTCTAACAGGTAATAACCGTTATCTGATTCACCCCATGTTGCGCACACTGAGTAATCGTTTGTGATGCCAACCTTTTGAGCTGTATCCCAGAATTGAACTACTCTGTTTAAGTTTGGAAGCATCCTATAAGTGTTCCACCATTCCCGCTTAAAAAGACCTCCTTCAATTGGTATTGGATTTTGTTGATACAAAGAATTCCATTTATAAGATCCAACATCATGCTTTATTGATTTAAAATCATCTTCGCTATAACGATCTAAACACAAAGCCCGTCCAACATCTCTACCAAGAATATCGTTTTCTTCTGCGATTGCTGGCATTTTAATTTCTACAAATCCATGATTCTTGATTAAAAATCCGCACAAATCATTTTCATGCCATCTAGTCATAATGACAACCATGGAGCCACCTGGCTCAAGCCTGCTTCTAGCCACGGACTGATACCAATCAATAATTTTTAATCTCTGACGTTCACTCATGGCTTCTTCAAAATCTTTATAAGGATCGTCGATTAAAAATAAGTGAGCGCCTTTACCAGTTATAGGACCGCCAACGCCAACTGATATCATGCCGCCTTTTTGATTTGTGTCGAACCTGTGAGCTGCTTGAGAGTTCTCTGATAATTTGACATTTACTAAATCATTGGATGAGCATTCATCTCTTATTTTTCTACCGAATGATTGAGCTAATTCTGCGGCATATGATGCGAGAATAATTCTTTTATCGGGCCACATTTCTAAAAACCAAATTGGGAGCCAATAGGAAAGAAACTCTGATTTGCCATGTCTAGGTGGTACGGATATACAGAACCTTGCCCCACCCTTTGCTATCTGAGGGGTTACTAATTCAGATATAAATTTTATGTGCTCGTATAATTTAAATTTACCATTAGAGCATTTGTGAGCAAATGAATCAGGGTATAGCCGCCAAAGTTCACTAAGTTCCGTCTTCGTCAACATCTTCGCTTAACTCTAAACATAATTTACGAGCAGCGCTAGACAAGTCTGGATTTAAAAGAAGCTTCTCAAGTTTTTTTCTAGTGCCATCTATTTCGATACCGCCAGAATGTTCGACGCGATCACGCCAACGAAATCTATTTTTCATATTGAAAATCCAAACAGTGGCGTTGAATGAATTATTTTTTGAACTGCGAAGTCCGTCAATGCCTTGTGTCTCCCAAAAAACACGATTTCTTTCGTAAGCCAGCTTTTTGGAATCGGAAAATTCAGGATGAACTTTTGCCCATTCGAACACGGTATCAGCACAAACTCCTATACTTCCCGCGAAAGCTTCGAATGAGTACCCTTGAGCCATAAAGTCAATAACTTTTTGGCAATATTCTTTTTTGTACTTAGTAGGCGCTCCAGCTTTTACCATACATGTATTTTACCATATAAAGAGCAGGGTCACTAGGGTCGGCACAGGGTCGGTATACATT